AAGGTAAATATAACCTTGTGGTGAATAGTCGGTTTTGAAATCCAAATCATCACAATCCACAGCGCCCAGTGCAAAACTTTCGTATTCGGTTGAACCATCGGCATGATGTACCGCCCTCCTGATATCCACTTGCGTTTCACCAGGAATTCCACGTAACGCTTTTCTCAATTCTGTCACTGTCATTTGATTTACCTCAATTAAGATTACATCCTATCATCGTCATTGAACCGCAAGGGAAGGGATACCAGATCGAATTCCTTTACGATCATCCTCGCTGCCAATTTGGGCGGTTTCAGTTTCTTACTCTTTTCAATGGCCAACTTCAAAGTGTTCGCCTTAACTCGCCTCAAGATGCAATTGCCACCACGACTGACGAAATGGCCATCCGCATCCTTATACGTTACTTCATAAGTTTTCATTTCATTAACTCCAAAAAAAAGGGCCACCCAACTGGCAAGCAGGGTAGCCCAAAAAACTAAATGCCGTTTTGCTTGCCAGCACTAAAGTCTATCTTTTAGTGAAATGGCAAATCAAATCGAAATGAAAATTATTTTACTTACCCGGTTTCGGATGATGGAACACGGAATAAGTACAAGTCGATATCCGCCCGGTGGAATTGCGAATCGAGAATAAGTATTGCGTTTCAATGTCCTCATCGGCCGACGACCTATCCCAAATCGAGACGGTATAGGTTTTATCAAAGTCAGTACCGCTTGAAAGCACCGCCTTAGATTTGGCAATCCGTTCTGCATCGGCTAAGGTAATACCCTCATGTATTTCTGTAGGTGGTGGTGAAATGGCCTTAGCTGCATCAGAACCCGGAGCAGGTATAACCGTCAAGTCACGCACCACGCCCTTAGCATCAACCGCCAGAGCGTATTCAACGCCGCTTGCAGTGAGCCGCCATGCTTGGCACTGGATATTTCCAGCCCGACAGGTTTGGCGCATGTTGATTGCCTTCATTCCCGCCTTTTTCTCGACCGCCCACATGGCCATACCGACCTTTGGCACAAAGGTCACGGGTTGCGTTTCGGCCGGTTTGGTTGAGGGTTTGGACGTTGGACCAGCCAACACGCCGGAAAACAGGCACAGAACGCCAGCAAACGCCATCGGGAGAACTCTCATAGAAGCCACCTTTCAGGGTAGAGGGTTTCGACCTGGACTTAATCTAATAAACCTGACTGACAACATCTAGTCAGCGGACTAGCCGCATTGACGGACGAGCCTTGACCGAGGCCATACGCCGCACGACATCTATCAGGATTTCAGCCCGCTTTTCGGCTGGAAGGCCAGTGAGTGAGAGCGCCGCCAACATTGCCGTTACCTTAGTTTCCGATTCTGGATCATCAGGCATGAGCTTGTAGCACTCAATTACCGCATCAGATAATCGCATAACGACCTCCGATTCAGTCATCGTCTTTCAACAAATGTATGTCGGCTTCATAAGCCTCTTGCGCCAAATGTTCGATTTCGGATTGACTTATTCCCTTAACATGGGAGCAGGCCCGACGAAACTTAAATCCATCGCACGAACAATGTAGCCGCTCGCCGTCGAGACTGATTACGTATTCCTTAATGCCATCCGACGATTTGACCCTTTTTAGTTCCAGCATGACTACCTCAAAAAAACGCCCGCCAGCCGACACTACTCGACTGACGGGACTTGACGGCCGAAGCCGCTTTTCGGGAACGCCCAGTAGTGTGGATAGGCGTTATTTTGACTATCCCATTATAACCCAGTAGGAAAGATCGTAAAGTAGAATTCTGAAACTTAACACAAATGGCCTTATTCGTTTTTGGATAAATCTCATCACTCTCAAAAACCCTAACACTCACCCGCTTCAAACCCTTCAACCTGTTGCCGCACTTCCTCAACACACCTGGAGCAAACCATCTTTAACCGCTCAACAACTCCCGGTTCATCCGCCATGCAGGCATCGAGGCAGGCCATGCAAACGAACGTCCCGCATTCACCAGGAAAGTAGAACGCCGCTTTACCAGCTAAGGCGTGGTCGCAGGCGACGAACCATTGACCTGTACCATGTCTATTACAATCAATATTTTCCATGAAGTATTAGAGTGACCTGCATAAATAATTTCATGGCCAAATTAGAAAAGACTGGATGGAGGGATGAATCATATAGTAAGTGGCATCGGCTACTCGGCCGGGATTTGCCATTTCAGGATATAGATTACTTGTTAATTGAATACGACAATTTCATGCCGATAGCATTGCTGGAACTCAAGTCAGAGCATGCGCCGATCTTACCGAACAATGACCCGCAGGCTAAAACTGGAAGGAACACAGCGGACAAACTGGAAGTGCCCTATTTTGTTGTTCATTACAACAAGGCCCTTACCCGATTTGTGGCCCGCCCATACAACCAGATTGGTGTTGAAAAGTACGGGACCAGGATAATGGATACTAAAGAATACGTATCATTCCTGTATGAACTCAGGAACCGCCCTGTACCCGAAGATGTATTAGCACGTTGCGAACTGGATGCCGCCACCGTGATTGATGAAATCAACGGACGAGAAATCTAGTGTTTGACAGCGCTGTTATTGATATAATTAAAAAACCCGATGCGTCGGAAAACGCATCGGGTTTAACTAATTTAGTTCTGCCGACCAACTTTCCCAAGTGAGGCAGAACAGAAAGAACAGAAAGCACTAACATGGATAGTATAGTCTCCCAGCCAAAAAAAACCAAAATAAATCGTTTCAAACTTTTCACCTTTGCAAAAGGCCAAAGAGTTTGCGACGATTACGCCTTAATCGTCTATTCGAGATTAGCATACCTGGACCGATTAGAGAAATCGGCAACAGCCAAGTTACTGGCCATGAAAACCACGTTGAAGGCCCATACGGTTGCCAAAGCACTGGCCACCCTGGAACAACTCCATCTAGCAATGAGGATCGGCCGGAAGTGGGTGGCCGTGGAGCCGCCCGCAACCATGTTCGCCACCTGCCGACAGAGGCAAACCAATAGCCATTGGTCGGACCACTTTGCCTACACCAAAATCTACTTATTTCCAGTAACGAACGCCAAGGTGGGAGGCAAACGGTTTGACATGATTCACGCCGTTGCCTTTGCCAAACTCCGATCCATTGCAAATCGAAAAGGCGCAATTAGGGCGACGAATCGGCAGCTATGCGGGTTATTCGCCTTGAAGGACAAAAGAACGGTGAGAACGTACCTCAAGATACTGGCCGATTCTAAACTAATAGTCCTCAAGACCTCTCTCAAAGGGTATGAAATACTTTGTCACAAGTCGCCAGGAAAAAACCCGCTTTTCGTCCAACTCGACCAGGAGCAGGCCAAAGCCGCCGAACAGGCCAAAGCCGCCGAACAGGCCAAAGCACCGGAACCAAAGCCGACCCTTGGGCCTGTACGACTGGCCATGCTGGAAGCCTTGAGGAACCCAACGCCCATCCAACAGCCAACCAGATACGTCAGTGAGGCCATAAATTGAAATGCCTACTTTGTACCTATCTAAATGCCCACTTTGTACCTATCAAATGCCCACTTTGTACCTATCCTGATGCCTACTTTGCACCCACATATAAGGAACTGGTAAGAAAAGAATACAACTAAACCCTTCCATTAACCGCTCGCTGGCTTCGCCAGACGGCGGTTCTGGCTTCGCCAGAAGGAGGGTAAGAGGAAGACCGGGCTTCGCCCGGAATACATAATGTAATCAAGCATTACTAGACTTATCCCGCCAGTACCCATACCAACTCCCGCCAGTGCAACTAACTTTTCCAATTGCGCATTACTCGGACGAATTCCTACCAGCCCAAACACTAAATTAGGTTATGGTGGACCTGGAAGAAATTACGGCAGAACTCGACCGACTGGAACTCTCGACCAGTGCGCAACGACAACTGCTTTATTCCCTTGGGCGCAGTCGCCATTTCGTGCGCAAATTCTGTAAGACCAAAGCCCAGGCCAGTGAGTGTATTCGACTGGCTTTGAACGAAAGGGCAGTAATCGAAATGCACCATTCACCGCCAGATTCGAAATCCACTGCATAAATAGAGACATGCAGAAAAGAGCTTATACGCCAGAGCAAAGGCAGGCGAATTCTAAACGAGCTTTGGCATGGTACTACAAGAACCGGGAACGAAGACTGGCCAGAATGCGGGAATACATGCGTGAGAAGAAGCAGGCCAAATCCTAAATACGAATATGACCGAATCAGGTAAAATCCATCTTCGCTCAGGCCATCACGAGATCGGCATACCACTGGCCTTTCATCCGACTTTCGTTTGGACCGAATTCGGAACCCATCACTTCCATTGTGGTGGAGTCAGCCAGAACCGGGTTAGGACTCAAATCGAGGATCGGACCCTTACCATTATTGCGGATGTACAAACGCCCACTTGTGAAATCAAATGGCGAATTACCTAAACAACAAAGAATTCACTGGCCAGATCATCCGGTATCAGCAGGCCAGTAAGAAACTGGTATGGCTGGAAACACATCGGGCAGCATTCCGAAACAGATACCGATACTACAAGGCCAGAGCCGAGGCCCGCACCGCCCTGGAACAGGCCAGGAACAGTTTGTGGGAAATGATTGCAATACTTGCGAAAAACCTTGCCGCCACTTACGCCCGAGGAATTGACGTTGAGGATGCAGCACACACCTTGATTGTGGAAACGATGCCGAAATTAGCCTGTTTCAATCCTGCCAGATCAAATTCCGCCTTTAACTTTTTCACAACCTGTATGCGGAACTCGATCAAGCAGATTCAACGCCGACAATTTTCATACGACTCATTGCTGGTGAAATATTCGGAGAGATTAGAACAGGATAACTAAATAAGGATATGGGTTTTTCAACAGACAGTAACGGCATCGCCCGATTCTCACCAACACCGACAGGCGATGCAGGCCAAAACATTGATTCCAATTTTGGCCAGATTTCGAGCCTGATTACAGAGGCCAATTCTCTAATCACCGCTCTACAGGCCGCAGTTACCGCCCTCACTTCCACCGTCAGCAGTGACACGACCAGTATCGGGAATCTCGGCACCACGGTCAGTGGTCACACCACGAGCCTTGCCAGCCTTACCACGACCGTAGGAACCCACACCACGAGCCTTGCCAGCCTTGCCACGAGCTTGGCCGCAAAAGCACCGATTGCCAGCCCGACATTCACCGGAACAGTCACAGGAACCTTTGCCGGAAATCTCACAGGAACAGCCACAACAGCCACCAGCGCCGGAACCATCAGCGGCAACATCAGCCACAGCCAAGTAACCGGGTTAGGATCGGCCGCATTAAGCAATACATCCGCTTTCGATTCGGCCGGAGCAGCATCGACCGCCCTTGCCACGGCCGAGAGCAACGCCGCCGCTACATATTTGCCGCTTGCTGGCGGAAGCCTGACAGGGAACCTGTCGCTTGCCGACACCGGAACTCTCGACTTCCGCAGCGGAAATTTGAACAACCTGTCTGTGTTGACCGTCGGCGGATCATATGACGACGCCAACAACGTTGATACCCTCATTTTCCAGAACGGCACTTTGTCCATGTTCGGCAATTCGATTAACATGGACCTTGGAGGCGGAACGGGTGGCGGAACGCTTTCAATGGACGGTGGACAAATTGTTGATGGCGGGTATGGTGCCATATATACGAACAACAGTTTTGGCAACGGCACTACAAGTTTCTACGGACAATTCAACGGAACTCTGTATGATGGTAGTGTTATTTTCGCCGGTGGCGGAGCCTACATTACAACCGACAACGACGGTGGCATTAACTTTGTAGACCAAAGCGGAAATGTGCTCAATTGGAACCAGTGGGACCAAGACGGTTTGAGCATCCAAGGCAATCTATGGTTCAACGGCGCATTCAACATCTATATGAATGGCACTACAATGACCGACACTGCTGGTGTCATTTATGATGCCAACATATTCGGAAACAACGAAACCGAATACAATGCTTATAACATTTTCATTTCAAGCGGTGGCGGGATAAACTTCTCCGGTGGCGGATACATCCAAACCGATAACGAAGGTGGCTTTTATTGGCAGGGAGGAACTGGGGGTGGCATCAACTCATCTGGCAGCATTACCGGAGTGCCAAGCATTACTATGTCCGGTGGAACAGGCCCATTCATCAGTGGAGTGGCAAGCATCACCTTTGCCGACAGCACCACACAAACAACTGCATTCACGGGTAGCGGTAGCTATCTCTCAACGAGCGGTGGCAACATGTCAGGCAACCTGAACATGCAAGGGAACTCGCTGTATTTCGACAACAACGGAATGAATCTGACCAGCAACAATGACGGCACAATCGAATTCAACAACATCACTTACGCTGACATGTCTGGCGTCGGCATTTTGAACCTTGCTTCACTGTCGCAAGGCAGTGATGGATCACTGGGCTTTTTTGGTAATTCACCAGTCGGCCAGCAAACTGGAACAGGCTCAACGGCTACTGGCGAACCCGGCGGCGCAGGCACGCAAGTATACTCTGATACAGAGTTTCAAGGCAACGGCGGAACGGAATACACAATCAACGACATTGTTATCGCACTGAAATCATACGGACTACTTCAAGAATAATTAAATTAGGACTATCTAATTGTATGCCAAATATCATCAATCCTAATCCAGCACCAACCGACCCATTGACGGCCGGAGTACAGAACGCCATTACCCAGATTAATGCCCAATACCGCCAGTTATTTCAGTTGCTAAACGGGCTTTCCAGATTCGTTTGGAATAATCCGAAATATACGCCACAAGAAGTGGTCGCCGCTTTCGGCACCTATGCCGCTAACCTTTTCCAGTTGTCCGGTCTTTTGTGCCAACTCATTGGAGCAGTGACCGGGCAAACTCCAAACCCAATTCCGACGGGATGGACCTGGAGCGCCGCCACCGATGGAACCGTGACATTGACGGCACCAACACCCGCACCAGCACCTTCTACGACCGCACCAGTGGTGAAGGAACCAGCCAAACCAGTGCCACCAGTTAAGAAATAAGACAGATGGAATACGTATTGTTTGTTATTGGTGTAGTGGTTGCCGTTTCTGTTGCCGTTGTGATTGCCGCCAAGCACCACAACCAGACCGCCACCACAATTGTTGCCGATGTTGAGGCCGACTTTGCCAAAGTGAAATCAGACTTGGCATCGGTAAAGGGTAAGGTGGTGAACGACCTGGAAGCCCGAATCAAGTCAATCGAGGCATGGATACTTAACCTCAAGAAATAATATGAGCGAAACACTTAATGAATTGGTTGAGGAAAAGGTTATTTCGGTTGAGCAGGCCGACATGATCCATAATGAGTTTTACCGTCAATACGATTTGAAACTGGCCGAAATGCGGGAATACATGATTGAAACAACTCAGGCATTCATGGAACAGGAAGTAATGAAATTGTTCCAGCCCGTTTACGACCATGTACGAGCTTGGAGCGAACGGAAAATGTGAAACGACCGTGCAAGTGGCCAGGATGCCGGGAACTCACCAGCCGAGATCAACCCTATTGCGACCGTCACCGAGGCCCGGCCGCTCGACTGGCGACCACTGGCAGGGACCGTGAGGCAGATAAGTTCTACAACTCAACACGCTGGCGGAAACTGTCGGCCCGCATCAGGCGACATAACCCGGTATGCCAGAAGTGCCGTAAGGCATTCTCAACGGAAGTGGACCACGTAATACCTAGGAAGGTGCGCCCGGACCTGGAGCTTGAACCGACGAACTGCCAAGCCCTTTGCAACCGATGCCACGCCACCAAGTCGGCCGAGGATCGGCAAAGGTACTATCAGTGAGAGGGTAGGCCACCAAAAAACTTTTTCCAATCGAAACGCCACGCCGCACCACCCTGTTTTACATTCACCAGCCCATTTACAAAATTGATCGTAGGACACCAATTTTCTAATTAGCTACTCTACTTACCTATGTGAGCCTGAAACCCATTAACAACGGCCGATTGAAAACCATTGCTGGCAACCTGAAACCTTTTCAGGCCGTTACCAAGCACCTGGACGACGAGGCCATACTTAGGGCCAAGTACAGTAAACATCAATACCAGATGGAAACCAGGACGAGGAACGCCGCCAAAGCACTGGCCAGACTTCCCGAACCCGGTGAAGTGTTTACGATCCTAATGAGAGGCAATTTCTCAGGGTTTGATTTCGTTCCCGCCGCTCTGAAACTGGCCAGCCCAGCCACTATTACCGAACTGGTACTGGCCACCTACGGATTCAGCCAAAGGAATGCAGGCCAGATCATTGATTTGATTGACCGAGGCCAAGTTAAAAAGGTATGGATGATTTGCTCGACCTTTACGACCGCCGCAGACTCAGACATCTACGAGGCATTCAGGAAGGTACTCACGGAGCGAGGCAGCCAGATTGCACCAGCCAGGAACCACGCCAAGCTAATCGGGATGAAGTTTGACGACGGACGCCATTACGTGGTTGACGGATCAATCAATATGAGATCGGCCAGGATGACCGAACAAGCCCACGTCTGGGCCGACGAAGATTTGTACGACATGTACGCCAATTACATTAAAGGATTCCATGAGAGGCCCGAAGCCAAAACCGAAACAAAGTAACGGCAACCTGCCAAAGGCACCCGCCGACCTGGATGGAGATGCCTTGATCGAATGGAAGAGGATAATCAAAATCCTCACACCGCATCGGGTATTGACCGAGGCCGACCTAGCCGCCCTGTATGTCTATGCCACCAGTTACGCCGACTATCGGGAGGCCATGAGACAGATTAAGGAAACTGGCCAAGTGGGTTTATCTCAAAGTGGCGTACCGCAGAAATCACCTTGGGTAACGGCAGCTAATGCAGCTTGGGATAGGATCAGGCCATTGCTGGCGGAATTCGGTTTGACACCTTCAGCCAGAGCGAGATTGCAAATGGTAGAACCCGAGGATAGTACGGACGATTTCATCTAAGGAATACGTATTTGCGAATCGAGGCCCTTGAATGAAGACCTTTACTATTTTGATGAAGAATCGGCCGACCGGGTTTGCAGGTTTTTCGAGAAATTCTTGCACCACTGGAAAGGCGAACATGCTGGAAAGCTATTCCAGTTACTTGAGTGGGAAAGGTACATCCTACGTCAAGTGTTTGGCTGGAAGCGTAAGAAGGATGGAACCCGCCGATACCGTTTCGCCTACATCGAATGCCCTAGGAAAACAGGCAAGAGCTTTTTTGCAAGTGGCATCGCCCTGTACCTAACCTGCGCAGATAACGAACCCGGAGCCGAAGTTTATTCAATGGCTTGCACGACCTCACAGGCCAGTATCACTTTCGAGAATGCCAAGCAGATGGTATCGGCCAGCCCGCCATTGTCGAAACGGATTATTCCTAGACGGTGGCACCTGGAACACCCAGCCAGCAAATCAACATACAAGGCATTAAGTGGCGAGCGAACAGGTAAACATGGTTTGTCGGTTCACGGTCTAATTGCCGACGAAATCCATGAATATGGCCCGTCGGAAAGAGAAGTGTTTTCGGCCATGCAAACCAGTATGGGACACCGCCGCCAGCCCTTGACGGTCTGTATCACGACCGCAGGCCACGGAGGCGACCAGACCCTTTGCAGGGAACTACACGAAAAGGCCGTTCAGTACCTCACTGGCCAGGTAAAACCCGGTGATGCCGAATACGATGACACGTTCTTTCCAGTCATTCATGCCGCCGATCCGAACGACGACTGGCAGGCCGAGGCCACTTGGCACAAGGCGATACCAGGACTAGGCCACACCGTCAGCCTTGATTTCATTCGGCGTGAGGCGATTAAGGCCGCTTCCAGCCCGGCATACCTCAACGAATTCCTGCGCCTTTACCTCAACGTCTGGACCGAGCAGGCCACACGCTGGCTTGACCTGGACCTTTGGGACAGCCGAACCGGAAACGTGGACCTGGAGGCCCTTGCAGGCCAGCCAGTCATATGCGGACTGGACACCAGCCAAAGCTACGACCTCACGGCCGTTGTTCTCATCTTTCCCACGGCCGATACGTGGCTTGTCTATCCCTACCTGTACGCACCACGGGACACAATCAACCGCCGATCAAGGGACGAGGGTTTGCACTATCGAACATGGGCCGATGCAGGCCACCTAATCGAAACGCCAGGATCAACCACCGACTTTGACCGTATCGAGGCCCAAATCATCGAGCTTGCCAGCAAGTACCAAATCCTAGAAGTGGCTTACGACCCTTACAACGCCACGAGCCTTGTGAACCACCTGGAACAAGCAGGAATCACCACAGTACCCGTCTACCAGCAATACAAGGAAATGTCGCCAGCGGCAAAGGAAATCGAACGACGACTAGTTAATGGAAATATTCTAATCCACAAAAACCCTGTTATGCGTTACTGCGCATCTAACGTGGAAGTGGAATCGGATAAGCACGGGAACATTAGGCCGGTGAAGCCACAGGCCAAAGGCAAGTACGCTGGAACCAAACAATTCTGCATAGATGGAATTGTTGCAATGATAATTGCCGCCCGCCGAGCCTCATTGATGGATGAACCACAAACCTTTGACGTAACCAGTTTGGTTTCATCATGCTAAACACTAAATAAACTCAATGTCGGCTACATTATCAGATATTCCAGTGCCATTCGGAGCAGGGACCGGAGGCCAAACCGGAGTTACCACACTCTATACCACTTCCGTACTAGGCGACCCGTTAGCTTGGCAGGGATCGGCCATTATCAACGAATACACGGTAATGACCATACCGGGAGCATGGAGAGCGATTGATTATCTTTCCTCTACCATAGCCCACTTGCCAAAAGACGTTATTCAAAAGGTAAACGGTTTGAATGTTTGCAAGCCCGAACACCCAAACCAGTACATTCTTAACGAGGAAGTGAATAACCTCAATACCTGTTTCACATTCTGGCAAACATTAGTGAGTCACGCCGTTGATTTCGGCAATGGTTACGCCTCATTATCCTTTGAGAATGGTAAGCCCGTGGCAATGTACAACCTTCCGCCTGATAGGTGCATTCCATTCCGATACATGGGTAATCAGTATTATTCCGTAGTGGTTGATGGTTATGATATGCCAATTGCCGTACCTGGATACCAGATACTCCATTTACCCGGTTTGGGATTTGATGGAATGAAGGGTTATCCCGTTGTGCAGCTAATGACCAATGCACTCAGGATCGGTAAGGCAGCAGAGCTATTTTCTGGCGATTTCTTCCGCAATGGAGCAAGTGGTATCGGCAGTTTGGAAACCGATCAGAGATTAACACCCGAACAATTGCAGAGCCTTAGAACGGCAATCAGGGAACAGCATGTTGGGTTAGACCACTCCCACCAGTGGTTGATTTTGCAAGGCGGATTGAAGGCCAAGCCCTTTACCTTGAACCCTGTTGATAGTGAATTGCTGGCAACACGTCAGTTTTCAGACATCGACATTTGCAGAATTTTCGGCGTGCCGCCGCACGTTCTTTATGAAATGGATCGGCAGACCTGGAACAACATTTCGGCCATGCAAGTTCAAGTCGTTAAGGATTCACTTTCACGGTGGATTGTTCCACTGGAACAAGAAATAAAACGGAAGCTATTCACCCAGCAAGAACGCAAGGCAGGGTATGGAGTCAGGTTTGACGTGAGAGCCTTAGAGCGAGGCGACACGACCCAAAGAATCGACAACATGACCAAACGCCTAGGCAACGGCATTGCCTGCATCGACGAGGAACGGGCCGAATGGTCCTTACCGTCAATCGGCCCAGCCGGGAAAATTCACATGGTTCCAGCCAACTGGCAGAACGTGGAACGACTACTGGACCAGCCACAGGAGCTTGACCAGCCCGAGAGCGCCGGAGCAGACGAATTTGCAAAGGCAACGGTGGACCTGGACGCCTTTGCCGACCTGATTACCGACGCCGCCGACAGGGTACACCGCAAGACCGCCAAGGCCACCAGTAACGCCCTAGCCAAACACGGAACGAACTCACCGAACTGGACGCCGTTTGCCAACGCCTTTGCCGATCAACAGGCCAAGTATTCCGCCCAGGCCATCACGCCGGTACTGGCGACGTTTGCCAGAGTCACAGGCCACGACCTGGACCCAGCCCACCACGCCCAGGAGATCGGCCAGCAGTACGCCAACGCCCTGCGCCCGCACCTGTACGCCATCGGTAGAGGTGAGCAAAGCAGCCCGCCCGATTTAGGCAGGATTACGCATAACTACGAAGGGACCAAATGGAAAAAGTCATTTTGACAACTAAGGCAAGTGATTGCCGCTTTGAATTGAAGCCACGAAAGAAATTCGACGGTGCCACCCAAATGCCGGTAGTGCCCGAGCCGCCAGAACTGGATGACGAAGCGGAAGGACTTCCGCCAGAGACAGAGGAACTACCGATCCTCATTGGATACGCCATTAAGTGGGACGATATTTCCGATGACCGTGGCGGATACCACGCCAAATTTGACGCCAAAGGATTTCAGCCCGATGCCGGTGGAATGCTGGCATTGTTTGGCCACGATTTGAATATGCCAATGGGCAATACCAACAATGGCACCCTGGAATATACGGCCGACGAATACGGGTTACAGGTAACAATTACGCCACCCAATACCAGTTATGCCAAGGACGCCGTTGAATTGGTAGGAAAGAAATACGTACAGGGTATGAGCTTTGGAATGTATCCCAGCAAGTGGGACGATTCCGAGGATGAAATGGGCCGAACCATTCGGACCTATACTGAATACACGGTAGACGAGGTTTCAATCACCGCAGGCCCAGCTTTCAAATCAACGTCAATCGGTTTGGAATTGGCCAAAGCAGACTTGAACCGTCAGGCCCTTGAACTCGACCTGATGGAATTGGAAGTATTGACACTCAATTAAGGAATAAGTGGTTGTGGTATGCAGGGAAATCCTGCATCGGCATTCTTTATAGTGCCCATGAATCACCACTCAGGCGGATTGTCTTCTCGGCAATCCGCCTTTTCTTTTGCAGTGAGAATTTTATTTCGGATTCATACATAACGATTGAAGGCCAGAGCGCCTTAATCGTCCCGCAGAGCTTGGGACAAAAGAAACGCCCAACTTACGGGACACAATATGACACTGCATGAAGAATTTAATTCGATTAAGGAACAGTCTGTTGCCCTAATCAACAAAGCCAAGGCCGAAGGCCGTGGATTGACCAATGAGGAAACCGAATCTAACAAGAAAAGGTTTGCTCGCCTTGATGAAATCAAGAGTATCGTGAAGGCAGAGGCAGAGGCCGCAGCCTACACCCTGGAAGCCGACAAGGCCCTGGAACAGTTTGCCCGTCAGGCCCATGAGCCTATGGCCAAGGTTTCCACCGTCAAAGGCACTGACAGCCAGGAGCAGTATGCCAAGGCCCGCCAGGAAGTAAACGCATGGATTCGAGGCGACCGCCAGGAATTCACGTTGATTTCTACCAGTGGTTCAAGCGCCTTGCTGCCAACCTTTGTTGGGCCGCCTGTTTCCATTCGTCGTCTGAATAACGCCATTATTGCCGGTGTACTGGCCAGTGGATATCAGCCGCTCTACACGAGTGATACCGCTACCTACTCGATTCCAGTATTCAATGACGTTTCCAACAACGCCATTAACCCAAGTGAATCGAACACCACCGAAGAGGATCAAGACGTAACGCTTACCAATATCACATTGGGCGCAACTCTGTATGATTCCGAGGCCCTATGGTTCTCGAATACCCTGTTGCTTGCACCTGGATTTGATATCCTCAGTTATTCAGAGCCTCACCTACAGAAGAGAGTAGACCACAAAATGCAGGCCGTTTGGACCGCCGCAGCTTTGGGTACGTCTTCTATCAACAACAAGACCGGAAGCAGTGCCAGCGGAGTGACCTTTGCCGACATTATCGGATGGTTCCATGCAACACCGCCGCAGTACCGTAACGACCTTGTGTTTACCGCAAGTGATAGCTTGGTTCAGGCAATGCGTGGTATCGTGGATAGCTACGGCCGACCGATTTACGTAGAATCAATGGTTGCCGACATGCCCGACAAGTTGTTCGGCCGACCGTTGTTTGTCAATGACTCGCTTTCAGCAGTCGGCGCAAACAACGTAAGCGGACTGGCATTCAGTGGCGAATGCGCCAAACTCCGTATCTGCACCAACCGCCGATTGGTCCGTTACATGAACCTTCCAACTCACACCGATGCGTTTGGTTTGGAACTGTACATGAACGCCGGAGCAGGTTTCGTTCCGCAGGGAACGACTACTTTCACCCAAGGCGCTTCCTAATCGTGTTCTTTACCTCAATGGTAAAAGGCCACCGAGTAAAATCGGTGGCCTTTTGCTTTAATAGGGTATGATAATCGAGATCGTAGAAACCATAAGTACGCCCGTTAAGACGTTCTATCAAGGAATGGTGTATGATGTACCGCCAGCCTTTGCCAAGCCCTGGATTGATTCCAACATTGCCAAACCATCGGCCGACATCCCGCACGACATCCGACCCTTGTTTGATCGGCTGGACATCGGCAGAAATCAGACCGCCCTATTCCTGCCATTCATTGGTGAATTCGGCCATGAGGTTATGACCCATTTACGTATTGTTCACTTCAACAAGGCCGAATACAAGATAGTTTGTTGCCGACCTGGAAATGAGGCCCTTTACCCATCAGCCGATGAATTTGTGACTGACTGGCAAGACCCGGTGAACGACCTGGAAAGGGTCGGAACAATGGAACGCTATCGGGCCGACTGGTACGACCTAGAGGCCCGCTATCCTCATGCCGAAGTTGTGCCAGCCGGAAACCTGGACCAGGAGCAGGCAGCCGCCGCCATCAACCCGGCACAGCCGATACCGTTCAGGCCACGCCGACGAGGTTTGCAGGCCGATGTATTGATCGGAACTCGGCACAGAGGATTTTGCCCGGAAAAGAACTGGCAGCATTACCCGCAGCTTGCCGAGGCCCTGCGCCGCCACGGTTACACCTATGCAGTGATCGGCCGCAAGCCCGGTAGCCACGACCTGGAAGGCCAGACCCTTCACACTGGCGACATGGATACCGATGCCGCCATCGAGCTTTTGCAAAGCCCAGCCCTGTACATCGGCACCGATTCAGGAACCACCCACCTTGCCGCCACATGCCGAACGGAAATGATTGTTTTCGGATTGCATACTCGGCAGCACCGAAACTATATCCCGAGGATGCAACAGGTAAACGACCGCATTACCTACTTACCTAATGTTTGGGATAAGCCAGAGGAAGTAATCGAAACCGTTCTTGCCAGACTAAATAAGGCATGAGGATAACTTTCGTTCAGTCGTTTTCGGCCGTACTTCCCGAGGCCAAAGTATACGTTCAAGGGCAGACCTACGACCTACGAAGTGGCCGACGACCAGGCCAAAGCATTTCTTGATAACAAGATTGCCAAGGTGTTTGCCGATTCCGTTGTTTCGGCAAAGACAGACAAGGCCAAATCCCGCAAGTTAAGCAAAGTGGAATCAGTGAAAGCGGAGGCCGTCTAATGTCTACCTACCCATACCCATATTTCAATCAACGGTATAACTGGCAATACACCAGCCAGCCCGAAGAGGAACCCGTATCGGTGGATACCGCCATTGCCCAGGTTAGGGCCGACGATGAAACCGAATCGAGCCTGATTACAAGTTACATTACCGCCGCTCGCCTGTATGCCGAGGGTTACATGGGAAAGACCCTTGTGCAAAGGAATGTGCAGGCGACATTCTACTATTCACACCAACACCTTAACTTGCCACGAGGCCCGGTACAAAGCATCACCAGCATTGTAGACGCAAACGACAACACCATTGATTCAGGCCAATACGAACTCCGTCAAGACGGGAATACGTATTATGTTTATTTCACGGGAACGGTGCCAAACGCACCGATTACCGTTCAATACTTGGCAGGGTATGGAGAGGCAGCGGATGTACCTGGAGACATTTCGTTAGGGATTCTGTTGCACGTCGCAACCCTGTATTCAAACCGTGAATCAGTATCGGAGAAGACACTAAGCCAAGTGCCGAACGGTTTGGAGTGTATTTACGACCAGTATCGAGCAAGCGAATTAGTAGGGTAACATGGCCGACTTTACACCGAGGGGAAAAATTCGGACCCGAATTACCTTTTGCTCGCCAACGCCAGCAAGGGACGAGTACGGCCAGGATGTACCGGGATGGACCGACATCCAAACATGTTGGGCATACGTCAAATCATTGACAGGCCAGAACCTTGCATTGTTGCAGGCCGACACGATTACCACAACGGCAACTCACCAGATTTGCATTAGGTACAACGGCAGCTTGCAGACCGTGATTAACCGTATCAGGATCGGCCAGGAGTTTTCGTTTTTCGACATGACGGACGACGAATATGAGGCCCTATCCGATGCGCAGTTTAATTCAATGAACGATACCGCCAGCCCGCCGCCAAGGTACTTGACCATTAACAGTGTTCACGATGTAGATGAGGCCAAACGAGAGTTACGTTTTTTGGCAACGGAAATCATGGTGTGATATGGACGGATTCAAGGTAGAGGGACTTAACGAAGTTAAGGCCAAAATGGAAGCACTCGGCACGAAGGCAGAGAAATCCATTATCAGGAAGGGACTGCGCCAAGGTGCCAACGTGATTAGAGACGCCGCCAGAGCCGAGGCACCCACCAGAACGGGATTCAGCAAAGGGAAGATCAAGGTAAAGGCCGGGAAATCTTCCAAAGGCACAATTGCCTTAACGGTGGGAGCATCAGCTAAAGATTTCGGCCAAGCGTTCTATCTCAGTTTCGTTATTTATGGCCACTTTGTTGGCGACCGCAAGCTAGGAAATAAGAGAACTTTCGTTGAGCCGAACAACTTCCTGGAGCGAGCTTTCGAGGAATCGAGCGAGGAAGCAATTGAGGCCACTACAGAAACCTGGAAAGATTTAATCGAGGAAGAAACCAAATGAGCGTAGGACCAACCTTTTACACCCGCCTTACCACCGACTCGACCGTATCAGGAATAATCGGTAATCGAGTATATCCAGAATACGCCCGTGAATCGGACAAAACCTATCCGCTTGCAGTGTACAAAATTGAGAAGGTAACGACATTAACCGCCAGTGACGGACCTACCGGGTTTGCCACCTGTACCTACACCATTGCCGCCATCGACCAGACATATAAGGGCAGCAGCCAGCTTGCAGACAAATTGCAAGCCAACTTGGACGGTGCGACCTGGACCGATTCGGATAACAACATCAACATTCAAGGCGTGTTTCTGGAACCTGACGGCCGAACGGACGAGGTTATTACACAACAGGATTCAGAAAGTATCTTGTACTTTATTTGTCAGCTTGAATTCCAAGTAGCATTCAATCCGTTATAATTCTACATGGCAAGGCTAAATACCTTTGTTCTTGAACAAAGGAATTTAATCTATGTCTGCTACTATCGCTCGCATCGGCTATGGGATTAGCCTTTCACATTCCACCACTTCCGGTGGATCATATACGGCATTTGCCGAAATTCTTTCCATTACACCGCCCGGTGTTAAGGTTGATGTAGTCAACATCTACCGAAGTGATAACACTTCCGCAGTGGTTGAACGTATTCCTGGATGGACAGAAATCCAAGATGTTGAAATGGAGATTACCTATAACCCTGCCATGAGAACGGTAATCGAGGGATTAAGCGGAGTACCAGCCTTTTACAAGGTAACGTATCCACTGGTGGGAAGCCAAAACTCTGTTGGCGACGTTGACTTGATTGCAGGTTTCATTTCCGAGATCGGAAAAGAAACGCCGCTCAAGTCTAACATGACTTCTAAAATCAAGATTTCCGTTTCCGGCGCAATCACTTACACCCAAGGATCGTAATGGACCTGAAAGATTTAATCTTGAAGGCCAAGGACAGCAGCACCCTTCCAGTTGTAGTTCCAGAGTGGAATACTACTGTACATATCAGGGTAATGCGAGGCGATGAACGGGACTTGTGGGAATCACAAGTATTCAAGGATGGTAGGGCCAACCCGGACAAACTAAGGGCAAAGCTACTGGTGCGCTGCATTGCCGACGAGCAAGGCAATCGAGTGTTTTCAGATTCAGACCTGGAAGCACTGGCCAGTAAATCCGGTATCGTTCTTTCCCGATTGTTCGATGTTGCAATGAAGCATAACGGATTAGGGAAGGAAGATGTAACGGAGTTAGTAAAAAACTAATCAGGCGACCCGACCGCCTGTTATGGCATCGGGCCGCAGACCTAAAGGGTATGAGCCTGAAACAGTTTCTTGAATGCCACGATAGCAGGGAACTTTCGGAAATCGAGGCCAGAAACCGGATAGACCCGCTCGACCACATAGGGAGGATTGAATTCCAATTGGCGACGATTTCCGCCCTGATATTCAACAGCAACAGGGACCAGGATAAGAGCGAGGCCAAGACCCAGGATGATTTCATACCTGATTACGCCAAACCATATCGGGAACTGGCAGAACAGGCAGAAACCACGGAGGAAGCAGTTTCGAGAGTACAGGCAGCACTAGGGAGATTTAGAGGTTAATGGCGAGGCCCTAAATACCTAGATTAAACGAAAGGTAAGTTATCGCTTCGCTTGGCAAAGTCACAATTTCACTGGAAGCCCAATATGCCCAATTCCAACAAGGGACAGAGCAGGCAGGCCAGAGCCTTACCAGCTTGACCGCCAGCGCCGAATCGGCCGGTGGTGGCTTGTCCGAATTCTTCGCTGGACTGGCCGAAGGACTCGGCATCGGTACAGGCATCGAGCTTGTCAAACAAGGGTTTGAAGGTGCCACAGAGGCCATAGGCGAGGCCGTAAGCAAAGTCAGGGAGTGGGTCGGAGAATCATTAAAAACGCAGCAAAACGCCGTCAGGACGGCCGCAGCCCTACACGTACACGTTGACACCCTGGAAGGTTTGCAGGCCGCAGGCAAACGGGCAGGGATCGGCACGGACGAGCTTAACGAGGCCCTTGCTAAAACCAACCACGCCATAGGCGAGGCCGCTACCAAGGGTGGCGATGCCACCAAGGCATTCACGTCACTCGGCTTGAACGTCAAACAACTGGCAGGCCAGAGCCTTGACAAGAGTATTGGCCAAATGGCCGATGCCCTTGCCGCAATCAAGAACCCTGCCGAACAGGCAGCCGCAGCCGGTGAGATATTCGGAGAGCGCCTTGGCCCACGCCTGTTGCCGCTCTTGCAGAAGGGATCGGCAGGCATTGCCGAGATCACCGAGGAAGCGAAAAAGGCCGGTGTCGCCCTGGATGACGTTGACGCCGGTAAATTGGCATCGGCCCAGGCCAGCATTGATGAAGTAGGTGAGCATTTCGAGGGAATCAAGAACCAACTGACAATAGCCCTTGCACCAGCAATCAAGGCCATTGCCGATTCCATAATAAATTTGTTACCGCCAGCGGATGAATTCAAAACGGTATTCATCCAAGCATTCAGGGACATCGTGTTACTGGTGGCCAAGGTTCAGGATTTCATGTATCCGATTGAACAGACCCTATGGAACATTGCCAAAGCCTGCGCAGGGATCATTGAGGCCGTAGCTTCCTTTACATTCCATGATTTGATCGGAGCCGATACAGGCCACTCGGCAGAAGAGGCCGCAAAGTGGCTGGACGAAATAACCAACAAGGCCAACCAAGCAGGCCAAGCCCTGGAAAACGGCATAGACCAGCCGATTGCACAAGTAGCAGACCATATCAGTGATACCGCCGAAAAGGTTCAGGAGATGTTGCAGAAGATGCACGACCAAATCACTGAATTTGGGATGACGGACGCACAGAAAAAGGTTTTCGAGATCAAGCAGGCCGGTGGCGATGAATTCGATATCTCAACGGCCGAAACTTTGGCCAAGAAACTGGACGCCCTGGAGAAATACAAGAAAGACCAGGAAGAAAGCAAGCAGCTTATCGAGGATAGCCTTTCACCATTGGACAAATACCAAAAGAAACTAGCAGACATTGCCCGCTTATACCGGGAACATTTGTTAGATGCCAAGCAGCGCCAGGATGCACTTAACAAAGCAGCGGACGAACTCAATAAGAAAGACAAGGACAAGGACCAGAAATCGGCAGCGGAAACACGAAGATTTGATTTCAGCAAGCACGGTAAGAAAACAGATTCGACCCAGGCCCAGCTATTGGAGCAGGCCCGCAAGCAGGCGATTGACACCAACCGTATCCGGTTTATTCAGGATCAGTTTTACAATCAGAGTCAGACACAACCGAAGGTGTATTTATACAACTTCTAAAGATCGGACAGTATGGCATGGACAGTAGAATTAGACATTGCGAGAAACGATCAAGTCACCAGCAAATTGAATGACGATGGATCGGTTGAACAGACGTGCATTCAGGTTTATACCGCAGTATCGGACGACATGGAAGTAACGCCCGTTGATGCCATGTACGCCAGCGGCATTCCGGTACTCGGAGCCTACTATTCAATTTCTGGAACCGATTATTGGTTGTGCAATAATCTTATGCCTCAACGGGACCAGAAAAGCCCATTCCTTTTCTACGTTCAAGCCCAATTCTATCGCAAGATAGCCTTGCAGCCAGAGAGTAAAGACAAGTGGAATGCAGAGATTTCTTTCAGCGGAGAAAAGTATTCTCAAGATGCTTGGGTTGATATTTTCAATTCACCTATCGTGAACTCGGCAGGCGATGGATTTGACCCATCGGTTAAGGAAACCTTTTACGATGAAGTGATGACACTTCAATATCAGACCACGACGCCGCCAGACCTGCGCAGTTATCGAGGTTATTGCAACACGTCAAGTTTATCATTCGATGTTGCGAACGTCAGCCGCACATATGCCGCACGTACTTTGATGTTGTCCGATGGAGAGATTTCCACCACAATAACCCTAGGCGACAGCAATACAAGCCCAACTCCGGTTTGGACCGTCAAACTTGTTTTCCTTAACCGCCAGGACACTTTCGTTGAATGCGTTTTAGACCGAGGGTTCCACCAGTTAAGCAGCCCGCAGGCCAGCCCAAACGTATGCGTAGGTGGGAACCAGCAGAATGCCAACATGGGAACGGTTCAGACCGTAGGGTTTACGTTCAGCAGAGCGAGGGATACCAATGGCAGCGAAACCGCTACTCAAATGAACTTAAACGGCAGTGGCCAGCTTGCGGATAGTGGAGACGACCCGACATTCCTTTGTTTCTACGTGGTTCCACAAACGGACCTATCGAGCCTCTTTTCAGGATTTTAATTAGATGCCGGATCAAACGTCACAGCCTCAAGTGGTATTCAGCCAGCCCGCCGCCGATAAGATTGTGCAGGCCACCAAAACCGTTCTTGCCACACCTGTAAACGCAAACGGTTCAAGAGTAATCCCTAGAGTGAACGATAACCGTTTCTTTTGGGCCGAACTGTCGCCCGACGACGACGGCACCGATACCGATTTCGTTGAGCAGTACCCGACCTATCCCGATGATACCCTCACCTGGAACGACCTGCCGAACGGCCGAACTGGAATTGTGGCCAACGGGCCGATTGATGGAGATTGGGATAACCCTGTAGTTTTGATTAGGCAGGATTTTGATTGCACCGACCTGAAAAACCCTATCCCGATTTACCTTGCCATTGAAGACGACCAGGTAAACGTGATGACCTATTGCCCTATAAGCAATGAGGCACCCGCTTGTCAGGATTCCGATGCGAATGTGCCAACGATTGTCGATGAATATGACAAGGTGAATAACCTTCTGTTCCACGCCGACGATTTCGACATCACTCAGCCGATTTCCAGCGAAACCGAAAGCCCGTGCGACACAAAAACGGTACTCATCGAGAGTAAGCCAATTAATATCAGGGTAGAGCAGTACGCAGGGAACGGGCCGAACGATGACCATTGCGACATCAAGAACATTATTTTCAATGATTTCACGGTGGACGATGGTAACAACGCCGTACCTACCAACGTAAGCAATGCAAACCCAGACCTTACAAACCCGCCGCAGACCTACAACCAGTATGATGTTTATTTCAAGGTAACGGAACCTGGAGATCAGGCCGTTTGCGAATGCCATTCGACGCCAGACACCACGGAAACAAGGAAATCGGCATATGTTGAAGGGTTAGTCTACATCAACCCATGCGATTACTTTCCTGATGTTTACGATTGCAATGACAACATGCAGGCATCGGTAGCCGCTTTTACTTTCGGACAAGGGTTATCAGTAACGGAAACAGGAGATTGTTCTACAGGCGATTCGCAGGTAACGGTTGATGTTGATATACAAATTGATGAAGATTCGGCCGATTACATGTTTGCGGATGCAGAATCGGACGATGATGGATGTTACTACAACATCGGTATCTGTACCCAGGATATTGATGTTGTTACTTCCATCACCTGTACCGATGGAGTGTTGAGCTATGAGACTACGACGGTGACAGTTTTGGCCAATTGCGATGAGGAGATGGTTAAAAAACCACTGGCCAGAGTGAGGCGGAAATAATGGCGACTTTTACCCTTTGCACGAGTGGTTGCACATCGGTAACGAGCAGCAGCACCGATTCAACTCCGAGTGATAACGACCCTGGAACTGTGACCACTTACACGCTTGACAGTAGTTGTGCATGTTGTGGCGATTGCACTTGCCCGGACGATTTAGCTACTTCGTACACAGTCAATTTCGATTGGTATGAATCGGACGGGACCACTTTCATCGAACACATCACGGTAACTTGTTCTGGACCGAATACAGGACCGCCAGGAGCCTGTTATTTTGAAGGAAGTAACGGAGATGTTGGAACAGTGAGAATTATCTATGGTTCTTTATCAGGATCAGGAACGACGCCGCCTTGTGGATGGTTTGTTTCAATCGGTGAAGGCGAAAGAAACACAAGTGATTTGACCGAAGACCCTATAGGAACATATGACGATTCTTGTGGAGTTTTGGGTTGTTGGAAGAATGTAGTTGTATCATGATTTTACCTTGTATCCATGCTAATGATTGTGGCGTCAAGAATGGCGTATGTTGTCAGCTTGGCAAATTTGGTGGCAGGCCCTCACTTGGCACTTGTGCCAATTGCCCAGATAAAATTGACCCGCCAGCCACCATGACGACGCCCGCACCAGTGGAGCCGCCACGCCGATTCAGGAATAGGCCAGTGAGCCGACCACGGGTAAGACCATGCAAACCATGCGGACGAAAAGCCGCCGCCAAATTGGCGTTGAAAGAAAAACGACAGGGAAAACTCTAATTAGGAGGTGGACGTTATCAGCTTGTGCGACTTCACTGGAAACATTGTTAGGCCCTGGAGCGAGGCGGGATATACCTGTTACTGCTTTGACCTACAACACCCATCAGGACAGACCACGGACGAGCGAAATATCATCAAGATCGGTGCGAACATTTTGGATTGTGTTTCAACCTGGATGCCGAAAGACCTAAATCCGGTAATCGCTTTCGGCTTTCCGCCCTGTACCCATACCGCAGTTGCAGGCGCACGCCATTTCCAAAGCAAGGGACCAGCGGCAGCGGCGGAAGCATTCACCTTGATTGCCAGGGTGGACCAGCTTTTGAAGTGGCTGGATTGTCCGTTCTTTTGGGAACAGCCCAGAAGTACAACAATAACTTATTGTGGAGAACCGACCTATCGTTTCGAGCCTTGCGATTATGGCGGATACCTGGAACCACCAGGAGAAGCGTACCGTAAGCAAACGCTGCTTTGGGCCGGTGGCGGGTTTGTGATGCCGCCGCCTAAGCCCGTGGAGCCGATCAAGACTTGCCCAACCGGATTTTGGAACCAGAAAATGGGCGGAAAATCATTGCGAACAAAAAACCTTAGATCGGCCACGCCCAAAGGATTTAGCCAAGCAGTATTTGAGTTTAACCGATTAACCGGGTAAGTTGCCGTCAGAAAGGAAACCAATGGCAAAAGCAAAACCCACTAGCAAACCCGACGAGGAACAGCCGCAGGTATTCGACCTGGAGGAAATCCGCAGGCAGTTGCGGGAGGCAGAACAAAAGGTGTTAGGGCCGCTCGACCAGGAACTAACCCGCCTGAAAGCAGTACGGGACGATGCCGAGCGCCAGATTTTCGAACTTGAGAAGATCAAGGCCAAGGTGAACGGCACCACGGTTAAGGCCAGCACCGCCAGCACTGGCAAGAGAGCAAAACGGGCCGACCTGGAACAAGCCGCCGCCGACATGATTTCGTTCATCAAGAGCAAGGGCAAAGAGGGAACCAGCGGGAGCGAGATCAAGGCCCAATTCCCGAACGTCAAGTATCAGTCGGCCGAGAAGTTTCTTGAGCAGTACGGCCAAAAAGGAAACTTCAAGTCCGAAGGCAAGGCCAAAGGCAAGAAATATTTCGCTTAGTCCGATCCTTACGCCTAAGTGCTTGCAAACGCCTGACACTTATCAGGGTGGCCCAGTGACCTGACACTTATTCCTGACACTTATAGGCCAAAAACCGGACGATTATCGGCCGGATAAGTGTCAGACCGAAAGTGCAGGAAACACCGAAAAACAAAGCGTTTTTTACACCTTGTCAAGAGAAAAATTCCTCACTTACAAGGTGGAGGTCGGGGGTTCAAATCCCTCAACGCCCAATTTTGCCTCGGCAAAATTAGAGTGGAGAGCGGGGTGAGGAGAAAGGAGAAAGCCGAGAAGGCACTCGAAGTTGATTGAGTTCCCTTCCCAAACGACGCTCCCCGTCATTTGCCGCGGACATAAGGCGCCGGCGGCGGCTCGTCCACCCAGTCCACCTTGAGCTTCTCTACGATGATCTTCCACAGCGCATCGGCATCATCATCTTGATCCAGGTCCACCGGCACGCCGCCCAGAATCAGGTGAAGGCTCGAAGGCGACTTGGCATCGGGGACTTTCTCGTCGGCCGGGACATATGCGGCCCACTGGATCGCGTCCAGGTCGAGGATCTGATTTTTCAATCGGATAAGTCTTGCCATTATTTGCCCATGAGGCGCCCAGAAACACTTCTGGGGCCACGGAGCCTTCGGATCGCTCGCCGCCGTCTGAGGGATAAAATCTTCAGAGAACAATGTGACCCGAAAATAGCTACGCCGCTGTTTTTCAAGGATTTGCCCCAATCACCGACGCGCCGCAAAGACGCGCACCCCGGCGCCGAACGCGCCAATCGCGACCGAGGAGATCAGGGTCGCGGGTGACGAGACCGCTAAACCGACCATGAGCATCGCAAGCATGATGACCATAGTCGTGACGGCGATGATGTTGGAGGTACTGCGGGTCATTCGCTTAGACGGACGGTGAGGGTCGGAGGTAACTGACGGCTCTGGTTCCTGAAGTATCGTCATATGCGTCCTCCGGACTTAAACAAGCCGCTTAAGACGGCCCTATCGGTATTGGACGCCATTTTAGGCCCTTCACCCACAATAGGAACGCGAAGAGTGTGACAATTCCCGCGCCGTTTGCAACACACCCCAACCAGAATTTTTGGGGCGAGTCGGGCTTTTTTTCGTTGCCATGCTCATCAGTTCCGTGGTCCTGATGCAGGGCCATCACTACCAAAAACACCACGAATGAAGCACCGGTAAAGGCACATGCTCGAACTAACGGGCCGGTCGATGCCGCCGGCAGGGGGAGCCCTGATACACAAGGCTTGAGTATATCCAGCAGAAGCAAGATCCCCGAGCATACGCACGTGAACGCCATTTCAACGCCGAGATAAAAATCTGCTACCTTCCAGCCGGTTCCACGGGTGATCTTCTTCACGATACCGGCCGCAACCATTAGCAATACCGGAAGCACCAAACTGATCATCACTTTCATCGAATTCATTCAGCGATTCTCCCCAAGCGACCAGAGATGGAGATGTTCAAAATCGACTTGAGAACATACGGCATTTACTGAAAACTGCAAATTTGCCGCACTCATGCTGCAAAACCCGGCCTGACTTCTTGCCCCGCGTCTCGGTCGAAGGCATCGCCACAATGGAAAGACGGCCGAATAATTTACTCGGTGCCTTCGCCGGCATTCCGCGGCCATGCGAGGCGGTCAAGGCAGTGGACATTTGGAAGGCTATTTGGTCTGGGGCATAGCCGAGCAAACGCGAAACATGATGCAGGCGGAAAGGCGAGAGCGTGTGAATTTCCCCAGGGGAGGTGAAACTGGTCCATGGTGTATTCATCAATCCCTCACGCCTTGGGCTTGCGCGCGGGGACCGGCCCTACCCAGATCGCCCGCTGAGCGATCAACGCCCCGTTGGCGTAAAGCTTGAACCAGTAGTGGCCCGGCCGCTTGTACGGTATCGCGGGGATGGAAACTTCGATCTCCACGGTGCGTATCGGGCTGTCCATCTGAATTTGCTTATTCGTCAGCGTGACCACCGTGCCCCCGGTTGATTCCTCCTCCACCGCCACCTGAAACTGGTAGTCACCCTGCCCGTCGCTGACGGCGAAATGGACAACCGACGGCGGC